ATTGACGTTAAAGCCTAACTCAAAAATCTCCGTCGTTCCTAGAGGCTGTAGTTTTCCTAGTATAATAACGGTTTCTGATTTTTGTTCTGGTAAGGAACTTCCTGCAACCCAAGTTGTTTCGGTCTTGGTAAAAACCATCTCTTGCCAGTCATTGACTATTTTACAGGCAGCACCAGCAATATTGTGAAGATTGATTGCCATTAGACTACCTCGCTTTGGATTGCTTGCCTAAGCCGACCTGTATCAATCAATGTTTTACTGCTTTTCTTACGTTTAATGGTTTTTTCATCATTTGGAGGCGGTGTATTGCTATCTATACTTTTGATAATATCATTTCGCATTTGTTGACCTACGAAATCGAGCGCCGCATCTACCCCTATTCCCCCCTTAATCATAGATTTAAAGCCTTTTTTCCACTTAGCTTTATTTTTATTTTGAGCGTTCTTCATAAAAGGACGCGGTGGAATGCTTTCTGTACCATTCTCATTTGCCTTGGCAATTATTGCCAATTCCTTATCATCAAATATCCCCGCTCTAGCCTCTTTAGCCTTTCCTTTAAGCTTCTTTAGTCTTTTAATGAGGCCGGAATAATCAACTTCAATTCTCATTGTCTACCCCATGAAGCGCCATAATAAGGAAGAATATTTCTAGGTTTAGAAGGCATAGAAGGCTGTACTTGCATTAAAATTCCCAATAACTCCAATCCATAAGGAGATGCTGAAAGGTATCGTTTCCAAGGATCACTATATAATTGATAACCTACGGAAACTCCGTATTGGTTGGCACTGCTTACATTTGCCAATGCCGCTGAATCAGGATTTTGTCGCAAATAAACAATATGAGCCGTTGCTAAATAAACGCCATATTCCTGCAAGTTTTCATCAAGTATAATTTCTCCTGAATTTATGCTGATTAAAGCCGGAGCTCCTCTGTAAGCTGTAGCTAAAGAGACTTCTGTTGTTTTCTCAGCAAGTTCAGGGAAAAACTCTACAAATTGGTCATATGTAACAATTATTTGCGACATTTATCCTATTCCATTTCAGGCTCTGGAACTTCAACAGGAGCCGATTTATCTTTATATTTCTTAATCTCTTTATTTTGAGACAGCGCATTTGCTTCTTTCTCATTAACAATAAAGCAACCAGAAGGATTTTTATCTGAAAGAATCCGAGGTTGTATGAAAGAACCATATTTATTCATTAATTCATCAAACTCATTATTTGATAAAACGACTAAAATATCTGGTTCTAATATGACCGTGCGCTTAGAAAGGTCATATTGAGAGGCGGAAGTGCCTTTTTTTATAATTGATGGCATTCTTTAACTCCTTATAAAAAAAGGGCAGTCTTTTTACGACTACCCTTTATTAAAATTTTAGTTGTTCGAAAATTTCGAATAACTTAATTAACCAATACCATTGTATCTAACAACAAACATAGGATATTGAACAATTGCACCAGACACTGCAGATGAAATCTTTTGAGAAGTTTCGCTTGAGCGTTGGAAGATAGGATACGCCCTAGCTTTCTCAACAAAAGAATCAATAACCGTTGCATCCATCGAGCTATGATAAACAAGATAGAAAACGTCCGAGTTAGAATCTGCCTGAGTGAATTGAGGGACTGCAACGATTTCTAGTCTCGGATAGGCCTCTTTCAGTTTCTGATAAACAGACAATCCATAAGAGTTAGTCCTATCAAGCTGTCCTATAGAACCTACAGCAATACCCAGTGTCAAGCGTCCGCCCTCATTCATTGGAATACCATTGGCTTGGAGATTCAATCGATTAAAAGCAGCTACAATATCATTATAGATTGCTTCCGGTGTTTTAGTTGCCCAAGTTCCGCCTACTACCGTTTGATATGGGAGAAGATTCGGATCATTCAACAAACCATAAACGGGAGCCGTTTGTCCTTTCCAAGAAACACCGTTAAAGAAGTAATTATTGCTTGCGATATTGATTGAAAGCATCGAAGCATTTACTTTATCGGTTCTGGCGTTCTCCAACATCCCTCCAAAGGTAGCTTCCTCGCGATCGTTCGTATTCCAATCAGCCCGGAAATAATAAACGCCACGCAAGACGTTCTGATAGTTTACTTCTGACTTCGTTCCGCCATCAGCTAATCCGGTATCAGGAGAAACAGCCGTTTTATATTCACGTACTTTAATATTAACGGCAGTCTCTCCAAATTTACCATTTTGCTGAGACATAGCAAGTTTATCCGCAACGCGAGGGGCAGTCAAAATCTCAACGGCTTTAGGTTTAATATAAACTAATGCGCCAAGCGGAAGATTAAGGTTGGGGGTTGTAATAGCCGGAGATGCGTTTTGAGAGACATATCTTGGTAGAGATGTGCGGTCAAAACCTTCAATTCCGATAATGCCTTTAGATGCCATATGAGCTAAGAAGCCCTTGTTTTCTGCACTAAAGACAGGTTTTTCGTTATTTACTTTGAATTTCATGTTTTTTCCCTTTCTTATTTGGAAATTTCGCAAACTTGGTTAGCAGCTGCGCCAGTTTCTACTTTCCATCCAGAGTCAATAAATCCAGCTGGAGTCGTAGTAGCCGTTTGGATTTCACCAGTTGTTGGATTGACATAAACCGATTGTCCGAAAACGGAAGCAGTTGTACTTAACACATAAGCAAATCCTGATTTTATCAGATCGCACTCCTCGCCTTCATTGATAAACAAGGTGTTTAAATTGTTGGCTCCAGCTCCCCTAAGATTAGCCTGCATACGGGAGAAGATAACCAAACCATCAACAGATGTTGCGCCGGCATTAACGCCAATTACTTGTTTTTCAGGATCTGTTCCTCTCCAGCCAAAACCGCCTGCTCTTACGGCAGTGCCTTGTGCAACAAGGGGTATTTTGGGAGTAGAGATCATATTTCTTGAGATAGTACCAACGCGACCAAATGCGCCATCGATATATACTTGTTGTTGAAAATCAGCCATTTTTTATTTCCTTTCCTTAAACGTTGATTTCAATTTCTTCTAAGCTAGAAGAACCATAGCTAAAGCCTTCATCAACCTTGGAAATAGAGTTGCAAGCACGAAGCATTGCCTTTAGCTCCGGCAATTCTTCTTTATCAACATCAATTCCTTTATGATTAAGAGCCTTTGTATAAATTTCAGAAGGAGTCATTCCAAATGGGTTGAACTCTCCGATAACGGAAGAAGCGGCGTTATAAGCTTTTTTAAGCTCTTCCTGCTCCTTTTTATAAGAATCTTTGAAAGCGTTTGTGGCTTTATTAACCATTTCTTCTACTTTCTTTTCCTTTTTCTTATCTTCTTCCTCTTCTTCTTCATTTTTGCATTTATTAACAGATTCTAAGGACTTATCTTTTTCAAGAAGATCTTCTTTTTCGCCTTTCATAGGCTCAGCGGTATTTTCCGCTTCTTTGATAGAATCTTTATGAACTGGATTGCCATTAGCATCAGTTTCTACTTCTTCTTCGGTAAGAAACTTGTCAATATCAAGCTCTTTCCCGTCAACGATAAGTTTAATTTCGTTTCGGGCCTTCATCCCCATCAGAAACTGCTTACCGTCTTTGTTAAGCACTTTTACTTTCATTGTTTTTTTCTCCAATGTGTTAGGGACAGAGTTTAATATTCTAACATCTGAACCACACCGCCCTCTGTCCACTAGAGCAACGTGGTTAGCCTTAAAATCAGACGCAATAAAGTCATAACGCGGATCATCCGAGCGTTTTAAACTTTGGGTATAAGCGGCTGATAATTCCTCTTTTCCTTTTTGAATATCGCTTGCAACCTCTTGAGAGGTAAAAGAAAGGGGGGACATCAGCATGTCCCCCTCTATAAATAGATTTTCCCCGGTACTTCCTATTTGATAATCTTTAGCGTCAGCACCCTCATTACCAAGCCATTCGTGTTCATTGACAACAGGAATTAGCTTGAAGCTTTCCAATGACTTTTCTAATTCTTCCGGAGAGATATAGACTTTATATAGCTTTTTAGGGTCTATCTTAACTCCGTCAATCTCATCTACTTTTCCTTCCGTTAGCTCTTCTCCATAGTATTCAAGAATGCCCGAGCGTAGAATAGGTGACTTTTCAATATAGAGATAGCCGTTATCATCCACGCGCCTGTGCGACAATTCATTGTTTATTTTAAATTTCATGGCTAAAAATATCTTCCTTTTTTAATTCTATAACTTCCATCCGGATTTTGAATAGCTTCATAATCCTTTTTAAGTATTACTGAAAGTGATGTGCATCTGCAATTTGGCCTATCCCCGGGCTTTCCTCTATTTCCTTCCGCATCTATTATCGGAAGATTATTAGGCTCATTCCAAGCATAAATCTTTCCGTCTAATTGCTTATGGCCCCCTTTCCCAGTAGATACCCGCTCATCTTTTGCGGTATCCCATTCAAAAAATCTTACCCCACTTGCTTCTTGTGATAATTTATTAAGAGATTCCATTGTTTTTGCTGTTTGATCTCTAGCAATAAATTTAATCCGTCTTGTTGCTATATCAGTTTGTTCTTTTAAATAATCTTGAATAACCTTTTGCCCTTGGCCATTTATTACAGCGTCATAAATAACGGTTTCGAGATTTGTCAGCGTTTGCCTGCCAACATTCGTAATTAAACTAACGTTTCTCTGTATAGCCATTTTAAGCAAATTATTATATGGACGTTTTCCATAACTTATAGTAATAGGAGAAGCTCCTAAAGCAGCAGCCATAGCCTTTGAAAAAGCCCCTCTACTCTCTCGAGTAGATAGCTTCATCCACTTTTCAGTTATTTTTTCTGCATTAACTTCTAAGGTTTTAATCCCATAATTATTAAACCTATCAAAAACCTCTCTGATCTCTGTAGGCGTTTTAGCCAAATCAAGCTCTTTGTTAAGCTGACCGATAAACCTCTGCATCTCTTTAGATGCTGATTTTGAATAAAACAGCCTCGCATGTGTATTATTCGGCGTTCCATCAAATGTCACATATCCGCCAGCCGCTTTTGCTCTGGCGTTTTGCTGTTTATCCGTCAGTTTCATCTTTTCTCTTGACTTCATTCGACTTGGAATCTTTTGCCGCATTTTCATCTAAAATAAGTTGTGTAATAACCGAAGCATCTCTATTTTCAATTCTTGATGCTATTTCATATTCATAAGTTCCTTTTTTAAAATAATTTTTACGAATTTCTTTACCTTTTAATAAGGCTTTTAATATATGATTTTTAGGAATTTCATTTCTCATAGATTCTTTTGCTTTTTCAATTTCAGAATTGAATTTAGCTATTTTTTCTCCATATTTTTTTTCATTCTCCTTATATTCATTATATCTTTCAATTATTTTTTTTGAATCAAACCCCCCTGAAATTCTTGATAAATCATAATTAGAAGGATGATCAGACATTCTAATTATTCCAATATCTGTTTCTATATATGCACTAATTCCACCTTCACGATTAATAGACATTCGAGCAGTGGAACCTAAGGCACTCGCAACCTTTTTTGCTTCACTTTTATACTCTTTATAAATTTTACCATCCTCAATAGAACTATAATTTGGACGCCATTCTTCCTCTTCTTCTACTTTACCGCCATCCCCCTTTCCGCTTATGGAAAATTTGCCATCTTCATCTCTCGGATGGTCTTCTTCTTTGAAAGCCGTATTTTGGGCCTTTTCAATCTTGGGTTGCTGTTTTGCCGGGATTTTATCATCCTCAACAACCTTTTCTGCAACCTCAGGCTGTTCTTCCTCATATCCCATTAAGTCATCAGCTTCCTCATCTAACTCAATCTCCCCAAGATTAAACTCTTTGAAAGATTTAAGCCAATCAAAGACATCCTCACGATTTCCGCCCATTTCTATTAGCGTTCTAGCAGATTCAATAGATACTTTCAGGTTTTCATGTCTCTCTCTATCTGAGCTTTCCTCAAGAGGATTAAACTTGTAATCCTCAAAATCTATAAACTTGCCGCCTTCAATCCCAGCTATAATACCATATTGTACAAGCATATTGTTTTTGATATCTTCTTGTATAGTACGAACTTTGTCATACCAGTTACGCATAGAGCCATCATCTCTAGCTCCCAACGTGGCTTCTTGCTTACCCATAAGCTTATTAAATGGGATACCAGTTTTGGCAGCTACGATGCGATAGAAAAACTCTACATTCTCATCCATTCCGGTAATGGACGATGTTATTTGGATTATTTCCTCATCCTGCTTAAGTGGCGTTACCATCCAGTTGTCTTGGATCATAGACATAGCCTCAAGTCGGTCTCTAAATGCCGAAGCCGCGCCAGTGGCAAAATTCACATCTCCGGATTTTAGATATAAATATCTAAATCTATTCAGAAGATTGGCCAGTCCTTGGCTTGCTAGATTACTATTGGCTATATCCTGTTTAATGAGAGATGTCAGAGGAAATCCAAAGAATAAGCAAAGAGGCCTCATTGGAAGCTCGGGTATGTTAGCTTCATATTTTAAGAAGTGGGAAGCATGTACACCCCCTAGACCCACGACATACCATCTATCCGGGTTCATATAATCGGAAGCCGCAGGATTTACCGTATTAACATTTATCGCCGTTATGTTTATCGGGTCAATATGAATAAATCCCTTGAATTTCCTCATATCCTGTTTTTTAAGGTTAAGAGGCTCCTCCAACTCAAGACCTTCTTTACCGAAGTCCATATAAATTAAGCAACCACCCGTAACATAATTTGACCGGATAGCTCTTTCGTTTAGTTCTCTAATCCTATATTTCTTTTCCAGCTTTTCAATTATTTCAGGTTTAATGCCCTCCCCTTGCAATACACCGCCTTTAGCCATTGGCGTAGTGCTTAGAATATCAAATACAGTCTGAAATAAAGGGTCTTGAGCTAAGGCATAGCACTCGAAATAATTAACATTTTGATAGTTGTAAAAAGAATATTGTGCATTTCCAAAGCCCGTGTTGATGGATTGCAAAGGATTAATCCATTGGTTTTGAACGCGAGACGTGTGCTTATTATAAGCCTTCTTAGCTTTGTCCGAGCCAATATCTTTAGCGCCTACTTCTAAGCGATGCTTGGCAAATGTCCAAGGCTCTTTAATCTCGAAAGAGTTATCGCCTTTTTGAAAAATAGCCGCATTCCAAGGGACTTCTTTTTCTTTAACCGCAGCCTTGATTTCTTTTTTTCTGAAAATCTTATCTAAAATATTCATTTTTACCTTTTTATCTCGAAAAAACTTTTTTAAACTCAGACCAGTCAGGCTGCATATTCTTCCGCCTCGTTTTAAGGGCATAGATTAAACAATCGGGGAAGTCATCGTGACTATCCTGCTTTCCGCCCGTGAAGGCCTCGCACTGGCTAATAAATTCCAGCAACCAAGGGGACGATTCAGGGATATGAACATATCCACTTTCAATATCGGCGGATATTTCAAGAAACCTCGTGTATTTGTCAGCTACTTGGTCTTTCTTAAGCTGTTCATTGCGAACTGTTGGAGTTAGCTCACTAATCGGTAATCCATCTTCTCTAAGCTGCTGAATAAGAGATATGCCGCTTCCCTTGTTCTCTATGTAAACAGTAGAGATTGTATTATATCTAAAATCAGCTTGAGCTTTGAGATAGAAACTCTTTAAATCACGTCTTAACTCAGGGAATCCTACCTTTTTACAATATCCATCAAGTAGATATAAACTGCTGCCTAGACATCCGCATAATAAGAAAGCCGAGTTATCGGCTGACTTCTTTTCACTAAAGGCGGTATCTGCTATGATGTAAATACTATCTAAACGATCAGGTGGATTGATATACCTCTTGAAGCAAGAGCTTTTGATAAGATTTCCACCTTCAATAATAGGATTCTGTTGATATTGCCCATAGAATGTGTAAGGATTAGCTTCCTTCATGGCTTGACAAGCTTCTAAGTCATACTTCTCTTCCCAAGCAAGCTCACCTGTATTCTCATCCAATACGGGTATTTCTATAAAATCCCAGTCTTTTGCTTCTTTTAACTTTATATAGCCCGTTAAATCTTCCGTGTGCAGCCTTTGCATGATAAGAACAAAAGGCGTATTCTTTGTGTTGTTTCTTCGACTTTTAAGCGTTTCATCATAGAAGCTAATTGCATTATCTCTCATAACAGAGCTTCTAGCGTCTGTAGGTTTGAGCGGGTCATCAATAAAGACTGCTCCGCCATATATATTATCTTCTACCGTTCCTGCGCCAAAGCCCGTGATACCTCCACCCATAGGAGCGGCTCTGGTCTCTCCACCGTTTTCAACCTTCCATATAGCTTTAGAGCGACTGTCTGATTTTATTTTAAGCCCGAAAAGTTTAACATATAAATCTGATTCAATAATATCCTTGATCTCACCGCTAAACTTAAGAACCAAGTCATCTGAATAAGATGTATATATATTATTGCATTTTGGCTCTATAGCATAAGTCCAAGCTATAAAATATTCTACTGTTCGAGATTTTCCAAATCTTGGCGGTATGTTTATGCAAAGGTTCTTATTGTTATTCTCAAATACATAAGCTTCAAGTCTTTTAATAAGCCTGTTATGAAAGGGCTTAAAAATAAATTGCTGCTTTGTAAGATAGAAATGAAATACCCTAATAAATTCTTTTAAGCTGGATTTTATAATAATATTATAAGAAGATGTGTTTTTAAGGATATCCCTAATTTTTTCATCATTCATCATCTTCCAGCTTTTTCTTTATTTTTTTAAGCTCTTCTATAGAAATGGCGTTTGTTTCTGATAACGGTTTAATAGGATCTATTTCCGTACGATCAGCTAATAGCCTTCTTTCGTTTTCATTAGAGGATAGTTTATATGCGCAAATCATAAGGGCGGCACTATTAGAATCTTCCCATTTCTTACGAAGCTTTCTTTTTATTTTTATTTTATTTTTCTGTAGGCAATCTTTTAATTCGTCTAATTTGTCGGAATTGTTAGGAAAATGGTTATAAAATGTTTCTTTTGTTATTCCAAGCTCAACAATAACCTCTTCCATAAATATAATAGCCTCATCATTAGTCATTATATTTATTGCATCTGTAAAAAGCTTTTCAGTATTATACGCCATATTTATCCCATAAAAAAACCCGCGACCGGGATTATTGGCAGCGGGATGGTTATAAAAAAACGCCCTGATTTTTTTCAGAGCGTAAAATTCCACAATACATTTTTCTTAACACGTCACGATTCCAAAGTCAAGAAGTTTTTGATATTGTGTATAAATTTTAGTTTAGAATAATTTTATCAAAATAGAATCCAGCCCAAGCCGCGCGAGCATCTTGCGTGTCTTCGAGATTTCTGCTTTCAAGAAATTCAATATAGTCATCAACATTCATTTCTACAATCGATACCTTTTGACCGTATTCGCGAAATGCCAAGTATAGCCTTAAAATCATAGCTCGATGAACATTGTTTGGAAATCCCAGCTTAGCCAATTCTGGAACAAATACGATAAAATCATCATTTGAGTATTGAATTAAAACAACGGTTTCCGGCTTTTCACAATGATTCATCAGCGCATCTTTATAAATTTGAATAGCATTATCAACTGAGCGCTGTATAACTTCGTTTGCCCACAATATTTTTTCTTCTGCAATTTTAGAAATCCAGCTTGACCCATCTTCCCAGCGTTGTATTGTTCTTATTTCTTTCAGCCCATGAAGTTTTCGAGCTTCTTCTTGTGTTAATCCGCACGCGATTCGCAAAATTTTATATTCTTCAGCAGTTAAACTTCCTCTTTTTGACATTTCAAATCTCCTTAAAGTTTTGGGGGCTTTTGCCCCCTTTTTTTCTATTTATTCCAAAACTTTGCATTTCCTCTATCCATTATTATGATTAAGCCAAATTCTTTTGCAATGCTCTCAGCCGTTGCCCTACTTCCTTTATCTCTGCAAACAAGATGAGTGATTCCTTCTATTTCTGCGTTAAAGCTTTTTTTCATCTTTTCAATCAAAACTTTTCTATTTTTTGCTCCAAAAATTGTTCTTTTTTCTTCTGCCTTACCCCAAGAAACATATTCCGTGATATAATCACCTTTGCTTCTTCCTGTTCCGCGACCATCAAGTGTTAAAATTTGGTTTTGTGCTACATTTGTCATTTTCTTTCTCCTTTAGAATTTGGCGTCGAACCCTTTGTTCCTGCCTATAATTATATAATGACATATTTTACGTCATATGTCAACAGCTATTTTCAATAAAAATGCACTTTTTACACATATTTTTGCTAAGTTGTTGATTTTACACAAAAGAAAGTTTATAAAAAAGGGCTAAAAACCATTATTTAATTCTTTTAGCCCTTTAAATGTAAAAAATACCTATTTTTTGGCAAGTGACGATATTTTCTTAAGCTTGCCTTTTGTCTTGGAAAGCTCTTGCCTTAATTGCCTTATAGTGGCCTGCTTCTTGTCTTTAGAACAAACAAAGTCCTCAAGCGAATCGTGAATCGTGCTTTTGATGAATTCGTATATCTTGAACATATTGGGGTTTTTAACATCGAACTTTAAGGATTCGGTAATAGCTTGCTTGATATTGTCATTGACCGGGGTAAGTCCGTACGATCCTGTTTGACGTATGGAAGGTAGAACATCCTCATATACCCACTTGGCGAATTGAAAAGCTGCCGGCTTGTTGCTACGGAAGATTAGACGGTATAGGTTTGGCTCGTT